GCGAGGAAGCACGAAAGACCTGCGAGTTTCCTTATCAAGTGGGGAATGGACGATTTCCCAAGAATAGCAAATCAGCTAGCCGCCCGATGGGCGGCTTTTTCTTTAGGGTGTCTCTATGGAGAAGGTCCGAAACGTGCGGCTGTATGGATGGCTCGGTGCTAAGTACGGTCGCCTTCACCGTTTCGCCGTCAACAGTCCCGCTGAGGCAGTAAGGGCGTTGGCCAGTCAGCTCAAGGGATTTGAGCGGGACTTATTGGAGAGCAGGTCTAAGGGTGTTGGGTTTTCAGTTTTCCTAGGGAAAAGGAATCTCGGTGAGCAGGATCTTTTGATGCCACCAGGTGCGGAAGACATAAGAATTGCCCCGATCGTTATGGGGGCGAAGCGCGGAGGACTGTTCCAAGTGCTTCTTGGGGCGGCGCTCATTGCCGGGGCAGCGTTTTACTCGGGAGGCCTTGGAGCAGCTTTCGCAGCGAAGGGATTTGTTGGTACTACGGCAATACTGGGAGCGTCATTGGCGTTTGGCGGCGTGACTCAACTTCTTTCGCCTCAGCAGACGGGCCTCTCCGTGAAGGACAGTGCCGACAACGGGGCGAATTACAACTTCAACGGTCCTGTGAATACCCAAGCGCAGGGCAACCCAGTCCCTGTGCTGTACGGCCGAATGATCGTCGGCGGCGCTGTTGTCTCTGCCGGCATCTATGCCGAGGACCAGGCGTGATGTTGTAGGAACGCTCTACACAACAAGATTGGATTTCCCTGCGGCAGGGTTCTTGCGATAGTTGACTGCAAGCAACAGCCCCGAAATAAAGCGAAAGCCCCGGTCTGTTAGCAGCAGCCGGGGCTTTCTGTATTCCACCCTCTGTACGCCCAGAAGGAAGAAACTTGTTCAAGTATACGCCGAAACATCAGGTCAAGGTGGACGGAAAGATGAGTGCAAATGACGCAGGAATTGTGGGGCGCCGCTTGGCGAATGCCGCACTTGTTCTCGCGGTGGGTATCTCGGCGGCGGCCGTGATCTATGCCGTACGTTGGTGGTAACGCACCATGAATTTGTTTTCGCACATTGACCAGTAGCCCCGCCTCGAGCGGGGCTTCGCATTTCTGAGGCGCATGAAATACATCATCGGTTATGGCGGCGGAGGCGGCAAAGGGGGCGGCGATAGCCGTACGCCTACTGAGAGCCCAGATAGCCTGCATTCGATCGCGTACGCGAAGGTATTGGACGCCGTCTCCGAGGGCGATGTGGTGGGGCTGGTCAACGGCCTGCAAAGTGTCTATCTCGATAGCACGCCAATCCTGAACCCCGACGGCACGGCGAACTTCCAGAATGTAAGCGTCGACGTTCGTACCGGCACACAAGACCAGGCGTACATCCCCGGATTCCCAGCGGTCGAGAGCGAAGCGACGGTCGGCGTTACGCTGACATCGGCGGTGCCCTGGGTCCGCGCGATCAGCAATACGCAGTTGTCCGCAGTCCGGATCACGATGGCCGTGCCCGCGTTGTCTCAAGCCAATACGAGTAACGGCGACATCACCGGCTACCGGGTCGAATATGCGATTGATCTCGCGACCAGTGGCGGGGCGTTCCAAGAGGTGCTTTCGTCTGCGTTCGATGGCAAAACGACGTCGACCTATGAGCGGAGCCACCGGATCAATCTTCCAGCATCGTCGTCGGGCTGGACGATTCGAGTGCGCCGTGTCACGCCGAACGCAAACAGCAGCACGATAGCCGATACGACGAACATCGAGAGCATTGCCGAAATTATCGACGCGAAGCTCCGATATCCGAATACGGCGCTCGTCGGGATTCAGGTCGACGCGCAGCAGTTCAAGAGCATTCCGACTCGGTCTTTTGACATGAAGGGGCGCATCATTCGTGTCCCGTCAAACTACGATCCCGCCTCGCGCTCCTATAGTGGCACGTGGGACGGTACGTTCAAGTCGGCATGGTCGGACAATCCCGCGTGGGTATTTTATGACCTGGTGCTTCATCCGCGATACGGCCTGGGCCACCGCGTGAATGCTGCTCAGGTCGACAAGTGGTCGCTCTATCAGATCGGCCAGTATTGCGACGAACTGGTCGACGACGGCAATGGCGGGCGAGAGCCTCGCTTTGCCTGCAATTGCTACCTGCAATCGCGAGCCGACGCCTACAAAGTCCTGCAGGATCTGGCGACCATATTCCGCGGCATGGCCTACTGGGCAAACGGCAACGTCGTGGCGGTGGCCGATATGCCTGGAGATCCGGTCTACAGCTTCACCAACGCGAACGTCATCAACGGGAAGTTCACTTACACCGGCACGAGCTGGAAGGCGCGGAAGACTGTCGCTCTCGTGACGTGGAATGATCCAAGCGACTTCTACAAGGCGAAGGTCGAGTACGTCGAAGACCAGGACGGCATCTCGCGCTATGGGGTTCAGCAGACGGAAACGACGGCGTTTGGCTGCACTAGCCAAGGTCAGGCGCAACGCGTCGGGCATTGGACGCTGCTGAGCAGCCGCCTTGAGACGGAGTCGGTTTCGTTCTCCGTGGGCCTCGAGGAGGCGATGGTGTCGCCAGGCAGCGTGGTGAGCGTCGCAGACGCATCGCGCGCTGGCCGCCGGATCGGTGGCCGCGTCAGGTCTGCTGCTGGGTCGACGGTCGTTCTCGACAAGGTCGAGCAGATCGCGGTCGGCGACACGCTGACGGTAATCCTCCCGAGTGGCGCCAGGCAGACTCGAACGGTTCAATCCGTGGAGGGAAACGCCGTAACGGTGACTGCGAACTGGACCGAGGCCGTGCAGCCGCAGGCCGTCTGGGTTGCGGAAAGCGCTCAACTGAAGACGCAGCTGTTTCGGGTGCTCAGCATTTCACAGGGCGACGGGCTGCAGTGGGACGTTTCGGCGATCCAGCACAACCCGGACAAGTATGCCGCCATCGATAGCGGTACACGCCTCCAGCAGCGCCCCATCAGCGTCATTCCGCCCTCGGTGCAGCCGCCTGCGAAGGACGTTCTTTGGGACTCGTATTCGGTCATCGCGCAGGGGATCGCCTCGACAACCGGCGTCATCAAATGGACGCCGGCCGACAAGGCTATCGCCTACGAGGTCGAGTGGCGCCGCGACAATGGCGAATGGGTGAAGGCCGGCCGTACCGGCTCGCAGAGCCTTGAAGTGCCGAATCTGTATGCGGGAACGTATGTAGCGCGGGTGACCGCGTTGAACGCGCTCGACGTGCCGTCCATCCCGGCATATTCGCCGGAGACCGTCCTGAGCGGGAAGACGTCACCGCCACCGACGGTGACGAGCTTGCTGGCTACCGGGATCGTCTTCGGCATTCAGATCAACTGGGGATTTCCTACTGGTCCGCTCGACGTGGAGCGAACCGAGGTCTGGTACAGCCAAACTGACGACCGTGCCAGCGCGATCAAGCTCGCTGACTTCGCGTTCCCGCAGAACACCCACACGATGATGGGGCTTGCCGCGGGCGCGACCTTCTTTTTTTGGGCGCGCCTGATCGACAAGTCGGGCAACGTCGGGTCGTGGTATCCGGCGACCAACGGTGTGATGGGGCAGGCAAGTGCAAATGCCGACGACATTCTCGAATATCTGAACGGGAAAATCGGCGAGACGCAGCTTTCCCAGGATCTGCTTGAGGCAATCGCCACGATCCAGCCGCCGTTCGCCGGCAGCGAGGAAGACTATGCCGGCTCGGTCAACATCTACGCCGGCATCCTGTCGGTGCAATCGCTGATCCAGGATGGCGATCGAGCAGTCGCGCAACAGGTGACGACGCTGCAGGCGACCGTCGGCGAGAACACTGCGCTTGTGCAGACGAATGCCCAGGCGCTGGCCAGCCTGGACGGCAAGGTGTCTGCTTCGTACCAGATGAAGGTGGGCGTGACGTCCGGCGGGAAGTATTACGGCGCAGGGATTGGCATCGGAGTGAGCAATGAGACAGGGCCTGTGCAGTCGCAAATCCTGTTTCTCGCAGATCGATTCGCCTTTCTCAACACGGCAAACGATCAGGTGAGCACGCCTTTCGTGATCCAGAACGGTCAGACGTTCATCAGCCAGGCATTCATCGGCAACGGCTGGATCACCAATGCCATGATCGGCGACTACATCCAGTCCAACAACTATCAGGCCGGGGTGAGCGGGTGGCGCCTGGACAAGTCGGGAACGCTGTATATGAACGGCGGGGCCAGCGGGCAGGGACGCGTTGTTCTCTCGCCCAACGGAATCAGCGTCTATGACGCGAACAACGTGCTGCGCGTGCGCCTGGGGTTGCTCTGATGGTCGCCGGACTTCAGCTTTTCGATCCGGCGGGCAATGAGATCCTCAATCCGTTCAGTCGAGTCGGGCGCGTGCTTGGATCCGTGTATATCAACGGCACGAGTGGCAGCCTTCAAAACGACGGATTGCTGACCGGCGAGCCATTCGCGTCGTTTCA